CCTGGTCACGCCGCAGTAGGTTCGGGTGTTCGCAATGCGAAGTTTCGTAGTGGTCGCAATTCTGGAAACGGCGGGCCAGCGGGTTTGTGTGAAAAAACAGACGGAACACCTTTCTTCACTTCTCCACCTTGTCTACAAACAGGGAATCTTAGCTTCTTTGAGAACAACGTTTGTCAGCGCTGGAATGGAACGGCGTGGGTGAATCAGTAAATGACGCTTGCACTTCCGGTCGTTAGCAACGCCGTTTCCGAAAGTAATTTCGAGGCGACTCCATCGCTGACCCCAGGCACGCTCATAACGGCGAGCGCTACTCCTCATACCAAAGGTTCATGGGTATCGCTTATTGATCCCGTGGACTTCGATTCCTTCGGAATCTGGCTGCACATTTCTGGAACGACTACTGCTGCTACACGTACTGACGGTCTGCTCGACATAGGTATCGGGCCTAGCGGCGGCGGTTCCGAACAGGTAATTGTCTCGAACCTCGTTTGTGGATGGCGAGGGCTAGCGAGCACAGCTTCCTGTATGAACGGCATGAGGCTATTCCTTCCTATCTTCATTCCAAAGGGAGTGCGTGTCTCGGCGCGAAACCAAGCGCTTATCGTCTCGGATTCCGTGCGCGTATCAATCGTGCTCGCAGGCGGGCGTGGTGGATTAGGCATGCCCATTTGCGTCGGGATGGACGATTACGGCATTGATACGGCTAACTCGATAGGTACATCGCACACGCCTGGTACTACAGGCGCAGAATCAGCCTTTGCGAACATAGGCTCGACACTTTCAAAGAATTACAAAGGCGTACTCATCATCCCACAGGGGACGCTTGCTGATACGACGATGATCAATCAGGCATATCATTGGGAAGTCGGCTACGGGTCAGTTACGCTCGCCGAGTGGTTCTACGAAACCGGCACGAGCGAGATTGTTTGTGGCCCGTTCCCGATGGCCCCTTTCATGTGCGCCCTGCCTTTGGGTACACAGATGCAGGTACGCGCGGAATCTGCGGCTGCCGCTGAAGCTCAGGATGTCGGCGTCTACTGCCTATATTGATATGGCGATCACGGCGATATACACAGTCAACGATACGAAGCGAATGGCGCACGTTCATGTCAAAGAGAACGGAAACGATGTAGCTACGTTCGTTGTCACCTTTACCAATCGTGCAAATCTGCGCACAAAACTACAAACCGTGCTCACTGAGTTTTCGGCTGAGTTAACTCGGATCAGAGGAGAGGTTTAGCTATGGGATGGCACGCAGGGGAAAAAACAACAACTGCAAAGGATGCTGTACAAGCTGCACGAGACTCATTTGTTGAGAACCATTCTGAAGCTACTGATGAGGAGAAAGAGCAGTTCGAGGTTGCTATTGTAGCGCTTGAAGCCTTCGTTACGAAGGTAGATCCAGAACGAACGATCAAAGCACGCTGCCAGGGCCATGTGCGTGAATCTGATAGTGATAGAACTGGAACGTACATTTCAGTCACCGTAGCAGAGCATATAACGAGCTGAAATGGCGATCACTGAAGCATTTGCGGGAACCGAGGCAGTCGCAACAACCGAGTGGTCGATTACGACCGATACCTCTTACGATACGGGTGATGCTCAAACCGCCGATGGGATTTACCAGGTTTGGCTCGACGTGAATGACATGGTGGCAGGTGATCAGCTTCAAATCCGTCTCTATGAGAAAGTCGGCTCGGCCTCTACGCAACGCGTCACGGATGAATTCATTCTCGTCGGAGCGCAGGCGACTCCAGCATGGGTATCAGTCACACTGATTCTGTTACACGGGTGGGATATAACGCTCGACGCGCTTGCGGGCACGATCACGGTCGATTGGTCGATTCGTAAGGTCGCGTAGATGTCGCACCCGCTTTATGGCCCACTTCTACCTGGCGGGGCGCAGACTCAATCGGCTGAAGTAGCGGCTGATCCTACATTCGTACAATCATCGAATGTTCCGGCATTCAATGTATTGCCTCATCTTTGGGCGAGACGACGGCCTGCACAAGCTGCGGCTGATCCAGCGATCTTCGTATCCGTTGATTACACCGATGACGCTACGATCTATGTTGATATTCAAGTCAGTTCAGTTGAACTAGCTGAGTTCGTTGACAGCAATGAAATCTATGTTGACATTCAAACATCAAGTGTTGAATTCGCTGAGTTTGTCGATGCCGCTGAAGTCTACGTAGATGTTCAAACTAGCAGTGTTGAAGTAGCCGACTTTGTAGATAGCACAGAGGTCTATGTAGACATTCAATCTTCGGGTGTAGACATCCTTGATGTTGTTGATCAGGCTGAAACGTATGTTGATATCCAACCTAGTAGCGTTGATGTTGCTGAATTTGTCGATAGTGATACTAGTTACGTTGATATTCAAGTTGATAGCGTTGATGTAGCTGATCTAGTTGAAAGTGCCGAAGTCTATGTAGATATTCAAGTTAGTTCAGACGAAATTTTCGTTACAGCCGAGCCGACCTTTATACAATCGTCAATAGTTCCAGCATTCTTAAAGCTACCTCATCTATGGCGAAGACGACGACTCGCGCGATCGGCCGCTGATTCCGGTATCGTTATCGGTGTTGCCTATGCTGAGGCAGATACAGTTTACGTCAATATCGATGTAGGTAGTGTTGAGTTTACTGAATTTGTTGATAGCGATCTAATCTACATCGATCTTCAAGTCCAATCTGACGACGTTGCACAGTTCGTCGATTCCTCTGTAGTAGTTGTCACCTTAAGTCCGTCGGCTGCTGAAATTGCAGAACTGGTTGATCTAGCAACGATCCTTGTCGATCTAGATGTTTTCTCTGTTGAATTTGCTGAGTTTGTTGACAGTAATACTGTACCAGTTTCCTTCTCAGTCCTTAGTGCCGAAGAGTTTTCTTACAGTGATGCTGCACAGGTCTATGTTGATATTCAACCAGGTTCAATCGTTATTCAGGTTGACTACCTACTTGAAATCGTAGGTTGTGTTACTCGTTGGACAATTGAAGTCCCAATTGCAAGTAGATGGGCGCTTGTAGAAGCCATCGCAAGATGGGGAATCCTTGAGACAAGGAGTATCGTGTGGAGGTCTTAAAAAAGGGAACCGTCGAATCGCTCCTAGTCCCTCTGCGCGATAGACTAGGAAATATTGACTCACTTGCTCTTGTAACGAGTCTAAGATTTGATACAAAGAAAAAGGATGATGCTACTGCCTGCGAAACTAACAAGACAGCGACGTTTGACGTTGATCAACCAATGACGGCTATCTGTGAAATTGACACAACGCTCGCAGCGTATGTTATTGAAACCGACGATGATCACGAAGAGTTCAAGCTGTATCTTAAATACACGGCTGGCTCTGAGAGTCCCATTCTTGGCCCCGTGTTTTTTCGCGTGGAGGATGATTGACGTGCTTACTGAAACCGAAATTGATTCAGAAGACGAAAGAGTAATTGAATGGCGTTTGCAGTGGTTGCGGCACGGTGGTTACTCGAAGAAGAACGCAAAGTTGATTGCTTCCTCGAAGATCGACTGGCGATTTGCGAATCAACTACTTAAGCGTTGTCCCGATGAAAAGCTAGCAATGAGGATTCTCTTCTAAATATATGATTGATCCTGAACGTAAAAAGTTCATCTTTGGAAAGCTTGATTACAAGCCGCATTCTCGTGAGCAGCAAGAGATTCACGACTCGGACAAGCGATTTCGTACTCTCTGCTGTGGGCGTCGTTGGGGTAAGACGACGTTTGGTGCTAAAGAAATGACGGCTGCCATCTGCGATCCAACTCAGGAAGGTTACTACTGGATCGTGGGGCCAAACTATGTTCAGGGCGAGAAAGAGTTTCGCATAGTAGTTAAGGATATTGGTTTGCTTGGTTTACGAACGAAGGTCAAGATTCAGTACAACATCCCACAGGGGCTAATGACAATTAGGATGCCCTGGGATACTATGCTAGAAGTAAAGTCCGCCGAACGCCAGGAATCCTTGCTTGGTGAAGGCTTAAAGGGCGTGATTATGGCGGAGGCTGCACGACATTCTCGTGATACATGGGAACAGTATGTGCGCCCGGCATTGTCGGACAAAGGCGCTGATGGTGAAAGAGGATGGGCTATCTTTACATCGACGCCACGTGGATTTAATTGGTTTCAGGGATTATGGTTAATGGGCCAGCTTAGATCGAAGCATCCGAACTATGCGTCTTGGCGACTGCCTAGTTGGGACAATCCCATTATTTATCCCGGTGGTCGAAGTGATGCAGAAATCGAGGAAATCGAGGATGAAGTTTCTAAGCAATTCTTCTCACAGGAAATCGCTGCCGAGTTTACGTCCTTCGTTGGAGAAATTTACGACGAGTTTGATCCATCAGTCCACGTCATTCCGATAGAATATAATGCTAACTGGCGCAACTTTTGGGCGCTCGATTACGGTTGGACTAACGAGTTCGTATGCTTAGATATCATGGTTGATCCCGACGATAACGTGTACGTGTGGCGCGAGTACCATGAGAGTTACAAATCTACATTTGATCACGGATTGATTCTAAAGCATCAACCGAATCCTCCAAATTTCCATGTCGATTCAATCTTCGGTGATCCTCGTGGCCCTGATCAAGCAGCCACCTTCGCAATTCATCATGGGCCTGTTTTTAGTATGGCTCCGAAAACCAACGATCAATTCTCGGAATGGTTTATTGGAATTGAGCAGGTTAAACGATGGATGAAGATACGTCCTGATGGCAAGCCGAAGCTCTATATCTCAGATGCGTGTCCTAACCTGATCCGTCAAATGTCGCAGTTGCGTCCACCCGAAGGTAAAGAGGGTAAGAACGCGCCGGAAGGTCAGCACAAACACGATGATCATGGCCCCGATGCGTTGCGCTACTTCTTTACACAATACTTTCTTATGGGCGCTGGCTCGTCCCTAAGCGACGTGTACGCTCCCTCGCAGATGCAGACCGAGGCAGCGGGGTTTTTCCGTCAGAATTCTCCATTTGTTAGGCAGCTCTAATGGGCATTCTTGATCGTTTCAAAGTAGCACAACAAACTCCTGATCCGCGCCGTCGCGTTACGGGCACGTCCTATAACGCGAAGGGATCAATTCCTACTGATGGTTCAGCCTTGAAAGAGCAAGGCTCGTCTCGTGGTGGATTGATTCGAGACATCGTTCCTGAACTTGGGAATCGTACTCAGGCGACTCGCGTATACGAGCAGATGACGAACGGTGATGCAGCCGTTGATGTATCACTTCGGGCTTCAAAGATGCCAATTCTCGGCGCGATGTATTTCGTTGAGCCTTTTGATGATACCGATGAAGCTCTCGACATTGCGGAGTTCGTTGAATACAATTTGTTACAAGGTGCAGGAGCACCACTCCTCAATGTTCTCGAAGACATCCTTCGCATGTACGAGTATGGATTCTCAGTATTGGAGAAAGTCTATGAGACGCGCGAATGGGCACCGAAGCGAACGGGTGCGAATCGTCGTAACTACACGATGCTCAAGAAGCTAGCGCCGCGTCCAACCCCAACAATCGCGACGATCAACTACGACGATAACGGTGGGCCGCTCTCGATAACACAGAATGCTCTTGATGCGAAGAACAAAGTTACCAAGGTTGATATTGAGATTCAGAAGTTGATCATCTTTACGAACAATCGTAAAGGTGGAAATCTCGAAGGTAAGTCGTTGTTGCGAACTTCGAGAACACACTGGTATTTCAAGTCGAATCTTTACAACATCGATGGGATTCAGAAGGAACGTCACGGCATGGGTTTCCCTGTGGTCGATCTTCCTCCTGGCTATACTGATCTGGATAAAGCAGCCGCTTACGAACTCGTTACGAATATTCGAACGAATGAACGTGGTGGAGCGGTTCTTCCACCGAACTGGATTCTTCGATTCCTAGATATTCCAGGTAATCCAGTCAATGTAATGGAATCGGTCGAGCACCACAATGGAATGATCATGCTGAACACCATGACGCAATTTCTTCTGCTTGGACTTGAAGGAACTGGCGGTGGTAGAGCAACGTCAGGATCACATCAGGACATGTTCACCAAGTCCCTTCGACATGTAGGAAATCTGATTTGTGACTCGATCAATCTGTACTGTGTACCCTACCTCGTCGGTTACAACTTCGATACCGACAAATTCCCGAAGCTTCAGGTGCGCAACATTGGTGAGACGAAAGACATGCAGCAATGGGCATCGGGAATCGCAAACTTGATTAACGCAGACGCAATCACACCTGATATCGAAACGGAGAATTGGGTACGCTCGATCATCGATGCGCCTACTAAACGTGGCGGCGTTCAGACACCGCTGGAAAAGAAGAAGAGTCCACAGAAGGGTGCAGTAACAGAAGAGAACGATGGAAACTCCGGTGCCGCTACTGATAACGCGGAGGGCTAATGCACGACTATTCACACATCATTACAGGAATGACATCCTCACCGTGGATGATTACGGAATCCGCGATGAAGATGATTTGTGAGATTGTGGAGTCTCACGTAACGGGCAAATTGTCTCAAGAAGACATTCGCATCCGTTATCAGGAAGCTCGGCAGGAAAGAAATGGGAATCATAGTCATCAGAATGTTCGTGTGGTTGGTGTACTGCAAATCGCCGGGCCAATTTTCCCAAAGGCCAATTTAATGACCGAAATGAGCGGCGCTACATCTGTGGAGCAGTTTCGTCAAGACTTTCGTGCATTGATGGCAGACAAGTCAGTTGATGCGATTCTACTCGACATTGATAGTCCCGGCGGTCATTCTGCTCAGATCGCAGAAATGGCGGCGGAGATTCGTGAGGCTCGTGAGTCCAAACCAATTTGGGCTATCGCAAATACCTCGGCAACGTCGGCAGCATATTTTCTTGGCTCGGCGGCCGATAAGCTATTTGCATCGCCGTCCTCACTCGTCGCGAACGTAGGAACCATTATGGTGTATAGGGACGATTCTAAGAAGCAGGAAATGTTTGGAATCGTGGAAACACCTGTTGCATCTAGCGACTTGAAGAAGGTTGGCTACGGGCCGCTCAATGATGAACAGTACAACTATCTTCAGGGAATCGTAGACGATATCAATGCTGACTTCATTTCAGGAGTTGCTCTTGGACGAGGAATGAGCGAAGAGGAGGTTCACACAAATCTTGGAGACGCTGCTGTACTGACGCCACGTCAGGCGATGGAAAAAAACGCGATCGATGGAATTGCTACCTTCGATGAAGTCGTGAGTGAAATGGTTACACCTACGGGCCAATTTACTATGTCGAACACGAACTATGTAAAACAGGATGACGCACTCGACAAGGATCATGGCGAACCTGGGCCTGATGGCGAACCGATCCCACGTGAGTCACCAAACAAAGATGACAAAGCAATCAAAGGAGGTTGGAGGCGTGACACAC